TTGGATTTCTCGATGATAGTATCTACCCAGTTCTTGTCCCAATCCCGTGAGTTAACCGCATCCCTAAGTTGTTCAGCGGTCATAAATTCCCGGTAAAAACACATCCTGGCCCGTTGCAATTCGGTTGTGTCCAAGGGGACAAAGAAATCCTCTCCAACCCGAAGACTGACCAAGGTGGGTCTGTCCATAGTGGTCAGCGGCGCAGGGTACTGGGCGGATCCGAATTCTCTCAGATCGTTCACGATCTTACGCAACACCTTCTGGGAAGCATCGGGGAGAAGTTTCCTTCCCATCTCAATGGCTTCCTCCTCCCGGGCGGGATCCATGATGACCTGGTTGGCTTCCGCAAACTCCGGTTTTTCCTGGGCAAGGGCACTGATTTGCTCCAGATCAATCTCCTCATATGTTAAAGTCTGTTCCCTCTCCCAGAAGACACCCATGACAGAAAGTCCGTTCTCCAGGACGGCATTCGCGCACAACTCTGCTTCAGCGTAAAACTCGTCTATTGCATTGTTGCTTGCATAGCGGAGCAGGTTGGTTGTCAAGCTTGCTTGCTCGGCATCATTGCTCTCCAGGGGTGCCGCAGTAAGCTGCATGTTGCGAAGAGAGGTCATCAAAAGATCTACGTCTTCGTTTATATAAGTGTCCACCAGGGGCACCTTGCTGTCACTGCACCCGTCAAATGGAACGGGACTGTGACCCACGTTGTCCCGCCACTTCCTGCCATCCTGGGACTGACCTGCCCAGCGATTGTATCGCGCATCGGAGTTTAACTCACTGCGATTCATGTAGTCGTTTGTGCGAATCGCGGCTTGGTTAAGTTCCTTTGCCAGTTCGTTAATATTTACTTTCTTTGCCATTATGTCACCTTCACCTTAGCCCCCGCAGAACCAAGCTTGAGAAGTTTTCTGATGGATTCCCTGGTGTATCTTCGTTGCCGCTTGTTTACCTCGGCAACCTCCAAGACCCTCATCTCCTCTAGCTCGCGCAACCGGTAATAAGGCAAGCCGGTAATTTGCCTCGCCTCACCGGCGGTCAGAGTCAGGGGCAAGTCGTTAAACTCCACGCTGATCCCCTCCGGTTGCCGTCATTAAAACATCGTTCATCGGCATGGGGCCGCGCTTGAACAGGTAGCGGTCGCAATCCACAACATCCTTCATTGCCCCCCTCAACCCGTCTCTGCCGGTATATTCCATGAAGGCGTAAATAGTTTGCTGACATGCCTCGCTGATATAATAGCGGGGACAGTTCATTGCATTCACTTCCTGCTCACCGTTAAAATCCAGATAATCGTTGATCAACTGAATCCCCTCCTCGATGTTGGTACCAGGTGCTGGGATAAAGATCATTGACGGACCTACCGCACGACCTTCCTTGTCCCGTTGTTCCTCCTCCATGAGGGTAATGATATTGGTACCCTCCTCGATGCTTGGAACATTCGCACCCCCAAACCTGGGGTCAATCAGTCTCTCATAAATTTTCTCGGATTTGGACCCTAACCAAGTCCCAATCTCGTCATCGTACACCCAACCTTCGGCTTCAAGAATAAGTTTTTTGTACGCCAGGATACTTTTCCCCATACCACTGGTCTGGGCAGGGCCAGGCATCCCGTCTGGCTTGTTCCCCGGGAGCGCCCATTCCCCGTATGTCTTGAAATCGGGCCATTCCCGGTAGAGAAAGACCCTTCCTATGTCATCGATTAGGTGCCATTTAAGGAACCAGTTCTTATTGCCGGCAGGGTCGCAGGTCATAAAACGGGTTCCTTCCCTGGGAATCTTGTCCGGTTTAACCACATGCACCTTGTCATCGAACCGGTTGAACACCCCGCCATCCATCTTGTCTGCCCAGCCGTATGCCCGGATCTTGATGTCGGTGGTGGGTTTGTTTTCGAGCATCTTGACGACCTGCTCAAAACCCCCAAACGGGTTCATGCTGCCGTGGAAAGAGATTACCCGGGCATTCTTACGAAACGGTTGCATGATGTAGGGCATCTCCCCCGGGGGGCATCCCTGGACATGGATGGCATCCTGCTCAAGCAATGGGGCAGGGAGACTCTTGACTGTTCTCGCCCCGGAAATGAACTCCTTGACCACCGGGGAATATCCCCGCACCGGGGTGAAGGTGATTAGGATCTTCCCGAAACGTGTGGTCACACGAAAGCGCAAGGTCTGGAGGAACTCCAGGGGGATTAATTCATCCGCCCAGATGAGGTCGCACTCGCCGCCCTCCAGTACCGAAATATTTTGGGTGTAATTAAGGAAGCGGCACCTGCTGCCGTCAGGGGTTACAAAAACCTGGTCTGAGAATCCGTTCTTGTCCGTCCAGGATATGTTGGTCGTGGTTCCCTTCTTTCCCACATCCCTCCAGGACGGGGGCAGGTACTTGCGGATAAAGGGTTGCTGTATCTCGACAGAAGAGGGAAGCGAAGAGTGAAGGCACCAGACCACCGACTTGGGCTTGCTAACCAATGTTTCGACAACCAGCTTCGCCGCGAACTCTGTTTTACCGGCACGATTGCCACCAAGGATTAGGAGTTCATCGCACTCGCTGAACAGTTCCCGGGCATCTTTCCAGGGGTCCAGTTCAAACCCGGCATTGAGGGGGTCAATCAGACTGTGAGCAATCGACTTCTCCCGTTTCTTGATTAGCTCAACAACGTGATCCTCGCCGTGTTTACCGACAAGGATCTTAATGACCTCATCCTCAAGAATCGGGTAGTAGGGGTGAGGTGTCTGCTTGAAAAATTTTTTCTCTCCCTCTCCGTCTTGAGGGTCTATGCGTAAATCTTTGTTGGTTCCCAAAATATGCAATCGTCCGCATGCTTCAGGTAAAGCGTCTTTTGCTTCACCCTCTCTCCTCTCTTGGTGAAGTTCAGTTCAAATACCCCGTACTGTTCCCGCAACACCGCAATTGCGCGGGAGAAGTTTACCAGATCGCTTGACCCTGTCGCCAGGTAGCTTAGGTCGCGATTGGACCAGTTCGATCTGGAGTTGTTGTCGCTCGGCGGTTTGCCGGTATGGTGCATCGCAATGAAGGTGGTCCCGTAATGTTTCGCCAACCCCCCTATGCCGTGCCGCACAAACTCGCTGACGGATTGTTGGGAGTTAACGTCCCTGCCGATGTAGTGGAGCAGGGGATCGATGATGAACAGATCCGGTTCGTACACATCCAGAACCCCGTCTGCCATGTCTATAAACTTCTGTCCGACATTAACGGCATCGGTGATAAACCGACAGTTCCGGTTAACCACCTTTATCTCGTCTTCATTCAACCCCAACCTTTGGACAATCCCCCGCACCTCCTCGGATAGGTCGCCCATGTCGTTTTCAGCTTGCACCAGGACGATCTTCAGGGGTCTTGCCGGGGCAACCCCAAACGCCTCCCTGCCCAACCCCCAGAGAATGCTCGCTTGCATGATGAGACTGCTTTTGCCCAACCCGCTCGCGCCGACAATCATGCCGAAATGACCCCGGCACAACCAACGGTCTCCCAACACGGTATTCGGGTCCGCATCAGAGTTGAAATCCAGCAGTTGGTTGAACGAGAGCGTTTGCCCGATTGACTTGCACTTGACTGTCTCCTGGTAGGATTCCCATGAATCCGCACCGTGGTGGAGTTTCAGCAACCTCTGCCGTCTGCCGTCCCGAAGGGCACCGGGTAACCGACTGAGTCTGCCCGGGTTCTTGTTCCCGGAATCCAGCCCGGGGAACTCCTCGTAAACCTTGGCAACTCTTTCGTCATATTGCTCGCGGTCCCTCGCGTCCACCCGCACCCAGGCGTGAACACTCTTGGCCCCAGAATAGATGATTGCAGTGATTGGCAGGTTGGTTGAGATAATCTTCTTGTACTGGTCCGCAACATCCCCCTCGTCAAACTCAACAAGGCAATGTCTGAAAGCGGTCACATGCTCGTCCTTAATTCCCTTGGAGAGAGGGTTGATACAAATCCAGGCACCCATCTCGGCGGCGGCGACCTTCTCGGTGAACCCGTTAAGATTGTCGCCCTGCACCAGTTCTCCGCGACTGATGGTTGGGCCGAAAACAATCCTGACTTTTTCTCCGGGTTCAAATGCCGCACCCAGTAGCTTGGGCACCGGGTTTTCAATTCCTCTTGGTAAATCCATTTTCTTAAACTTGACCCGGACCCCGTTTTTCTTGGCCCCAGGTTCCCGGGCTGCTCGCGTAAAGGCGGATTGGATCGTCTTCGCGAACTCGTTGGGGGTTAATCCGTCCTGTGTCGCTCGCCCCTCAAGGAGATCAACGGACTCTGGAAGCGAAAAGCCGCTGTCTCTTAATTGACATGCGACCCTAAAAAGCGTGAGGTTTCTTTCCCCCTGTGCTGCTCCTGCTCCTAAATAATCACTTACCACCACCGGAAGACTTCCATTCTTCTCCCTCATCATCGTCATCGTCTTCATATTCCTCTTCGTCGTACTCGTCTTCGTATTCCTCTTCGTCATCATCCACCAACTCCCAACCCTCAAGAACGGTTGTGGCAACCCGATTCATGTAGGAGTCAAGGACTGTCCTTGTTGCGAAGCAGAACAGCACGCCGGCCATAGAGGCAAAAGTCATGTCGAACTCGCTCTGATATCGCTCGACTAATGCCTCCAGGTCATTTGCAAATGCGGTCTGCTGCTGTTTTTCCTCCAAATCAACAAAGGGGGGCGAAAAGCCCCCCCTAAGCCGGGATCTATTTAAACTCCTCGTCCTCTCCCGATGAAGGTTTTTCGTTCAAAAATCGACTAATCCGATTGTTTCTGGTGCCATTATACTCCTCTATGGAGATGTTAGCCCAGACCTTGGTGCCCTTCATGTTGTTGCACAACTCCTCGTTGACATCCACCTCTGTCCCCTCTTTCGAGATCCCCAGCGCCCTTAGTAAGCTTTTCACTTTCCATTCGGTTTTAGGGGTAAACATAAGGTGGCACCAGACATAGTTACCCGTGTCCGGTTCGCTCAGTGTCAGAGTCAACTTGTCGTCACCTTTTTGTGTAACTCCAAACTCATGGTCTATGATTTCAACCTCATAATCACCCGGCGGCAACAGTTCGCGCTTTGGGCGGTCGTTCGCTTCCTTTGTTAATGTAACTTTTGGCATATTTATTTCCTTCTAATGTATCTTGTTTCTGGTTTACGCTTTATGAGACACTCCAACCTGTTCGCAACCTCCTGGGATGCCTCTTTACCCGTGAGGTTGAATTTGTTCTTATACTCTTTCGTGAGCTTAGGAATGCTCACTGCACATGCTCGCAGGAACTCGTCCTGACCAAGGTCCATCCTGGCGAATGCGGCTGGGATGTCTTCAACGGAAGGATCCCCGGCGCGGGTGACAACCCGGACCCCGGGAACATCCTCGCCGCCCTCCACCACTGACTTGGTTACAATTTTCTTCACCCCGGCAATCCAATCCTCCAGGATCTTACACAAGCGGTATGCTTTCCCCTTGTCTTCCGAGGTTTTCAGTTGAGTGAAATCGTAGGTCGTTAATTCGGCTTCTGGGCTTATCTTCTCTAGTGCGTTCATTGCTATTTTAGAAAGCTCAGGACAAACCCCGCTATGCTTGCACCATGTGCAATACTCGTTCGGACTAAGCGTTCCTTTCTTTTTATTGTCGGTAATCTTGTTAATGATCTCCCATGCTTCCTCGTATGAAAGTATATAAACCTTCCCCCATCGATGCTCGGTATAGATCTCATGCACCCGGATTTCCTTCCTGCCGGTTTGCTGCATTCTGCCGGCGGCATAATATGCCATCTGCGCCTTGTACTCCCGCACCTGGCCGGTCTTGAAATCCCCCAACTGTTCCCCGTCAAAGAGATCGTTTGTGCCGAAGCTCAGTTCCTCTCCCGCATCGTCATAGATGTGCACCATCTCCTCGCACACAAGGGTTTTCATGTTGAAGTTATCCTTCACATATTCGTGCGCCCAAAGGACACCGGGCAATTCATCTGCCGGCACCGGGGAAGATATCTCCTGCCCTGAGCACAACTGCTCCAGGTGCTCATGGGCGCGGTTGCCCTTGAGCGTGGCAGAGGTGTCTCCCCCGGCATTAGCGTACCCCCCGCACTTCAGATGTGCAGGTCCGCTAGAAGGGGATCTAGTTGGATGATGCTGCATGCTTCTCGGCTTTTTGTTTGAAGGAGTCCTTCTTATCGACAATCTGTTTTGCCCGGTTGTCAGTGATGTCCCTCCACGATTGCCCGTTCTTGATCCACTTGAGTTTGATCATGTACAGAACAGCGGTGTCCTCCCAACCCTTGATCACATGCGCCAGGGTTGACTTGACGGGAATAGCGGCAGGATCTGCGGTTGGCGTTGCGTCCCCTTCGCTCGGGGGCAAGTCTTCCCCTGCATAGATGTAGTGACCCAGCCCGAAGAGCGCCAAGCATTTCACCAAACATCGCATCGTGGCATCGCTAATCTGACGCGAGTTAGGGTTCTTAATGGGCTGGTTGCGGTGATCCATAACCGGCAACCACATCCTTCGCCACACCCCGTGGATATGCACCTTGACCCAAACTGTCGCCGTTCCGTCTGGGTGCACCTCGTAAGGGTACCTGTGCTCGGGGAGCTTTGTGACGGTTAACCCGTTCTCGGTGACAACCTCAGCGGGTTGGGTTGGCAGTGTGAAATACACCACCTCAAACATGGCTTCCGGGAAGTGTTCCATAAGGATGCCCCATGCCCATGCCCATGATAGATATGTCAGGTCCATCTTCTTCTGTGTGAAGTCAGAACAATCTATCTGACTTAGCGTGTTCCAAACCTCGCGGAATGGGTCTAGTTTGTTTGTTTTTTTATCCATGTTTCTAGTGTATCTGGTTTTCTTAACTGGTCTACTCTTACTGCTTTTACGGGATTGTATCCCCCATACTGCTGGGTGAAACATCTCCTGTTAAATTCTTCTTTCTCAATCCACCCCATAATGTTGACCACATAGAAGTCCGTCCCGGGTGCAGTCATCACCGCTATGTCTGCCCTCATTGGTTTGTTAAAATAAAGCTCCCCGGTGGTGGACCACTTCACATCTATCGATGTACTGCCACATTCCAGATCCACACCACCGTCCCCCTTGTTGTAACCTTCAGCTTGAAGGTCCAGATTCAGCATCTTGCTTACGGCAACCTCTCCGAGTGCGCCCTCGTAGTTCACCAGCACATCGTCCTTCTTGGACACCCGGGCGTTACTGGTCCTGGTGCCAAACTTCATCATCTGGCGAGTGATCGCCAAAAACTTTGCACAAAGTATTTCTGGGGGAGATAAGATCATCCTGGTCATCTGTCGTACTTGTCCCAGGGGATGAATTTATAATACCTGCGACAAACCCACCTTTGAAACTTCTTCAGGTTTTTGTTTCTGTCGTCATAGACCATAGGGTAGGGCATCGCCCCGGCGTCGTTGATTTTGTTGAACCGATACAAAATGCTTTCCATTGTCTCACCCGGCCAATATCCGATGAGCATATAGACCATAATGTGACCCGGTCTAATGCCGGCACCCTGGAGAAGGTTGAGTCCCTTAAAGAAATGCTTCTCGTCTTTCTCGTTGTCCCATGCCGTATACAGTCTCCTTTTCTTGAACCGAACATCGTAATAGCGCATCCTGGAAAGGTATTCCGCCCCCTCTTCGTGCAGGAGTCTTACATTGATTCCCTGGTTGAAATTAACCTTGAAATTGAAGTCGATTATTTCTTTAGCTTTTGCTTTCCAATCGGGTTGCCCAAAGAAGTCGTTGTCAAGCAAGACCAACTCCCTCGGGTAGGGGTCTCCCCTCCAGATTTCGTGCACCGTTTTGTTGTCGCGGTTTTTCCCCTCCTTTGCGGGAACCACGCAAAACTTACACTTTAGCCGGCAACCCCTCTGGGTGAACCCAATCGATTGCTTAAACTTGGGGTAAATATCGTAACTGACAGCAGAACCCTCTAATGGAATCCTCCCCACAACATCTTCAAGGGTTGTAGACTCCCCGCTCCCGGTCCCCCCCACAATTGCCCCGGGAAATTCCGACCTAAACCCCTCCACCCGAGGTTTTGAGCTTGTGAAAACGGCGGATCCGTAAACCCTGTCAAACTCGGGTTCAAACAAATCCCGGTAAGGAGATCGTGCGAACGTAATGTCGTGCCCCATTGCCCGATGGTAACCCGCCAGCCGCATCAGTGCTAA